AAGGATTCTTCCAAACTTGCCTTTCATGTCTTCCCCGTCTTTCGATACCTGTGTGGCTAGTATTGCTGTGAAGCCTAGTAGTTCTTGCAGTCTTGCCTTGGCCGCTAAACCAAATTGCTTTTCAACCAAGTCTCTAGTTCTTGACTCAGGAGTATCAATGCCCATAATTCTTACACGTTCATCTTTTAACCATACACCAAATCCTAGATCTATATCTACATCTACTGTGTCGCCGTCAATTACTTTTATTATATTCACTCTATATTCATACATAAAGAGTATTTAATTAGGTGCAACTATTCTGTTGCCAGGTCAGTTGCCAACCCCGGTAGAATTATGCCGCTAAGGCTAACTCTTCCTCGTATGCATATTCGTCTGCATTTAAAATTAATCATTAGGTGATCAAACCATCAACTCCGATACGCTTTGACCCACGGTCGATCCTATTTTGGCCCCGGAAGGGATTACATAAGCCACCATCTTGTTGGTGGAGCCAGTCGGTACTGCCCCGACGTCCCTATAGGTTATTCCCATATCTTCAACGTTAATACTTTATATTATAACAGTTTTATAAAAAATGTCTACTAGAGTTGGAATTTCGGCACTTTTTTAGCAGGCACACCGGCAGATGCAGGCACTATGCCTGTGGTGGCTTTGATATAATTGCCGGCCGCATCAGTGTTTGTTTTTACAGTAAGAACTACTGTGGTTTTATGAATTCTCATAGTTCCTGGATCAGCAGTCATTATGTAGGGAGCAAGTCCTAGTCCTTGTTGTGTGGTAACCAATGCATATGGTTTATTAACTAAAAATGCATCTGCGTCGTGTCCCATGTACTTGGCAACAAGTTCTTCACCTGCTACTAATCTCAAGGTTATTATGTCGTTTAACTTAAATTCTGGTTCAATTAACATTTTTTGTTTCCTTTTCCACTAGTTCTATTAGATCGCCCACAGTGATCATGTTTTCCAATTTGTCATCAGGTATAAGAATGTTGAACTTGGTTTCTACTTCTATGCCCATTTCAACTGTGTCCAAACTGTCTCCGTGTAAATCATCAATGAAATGGTCTGTTAGATTAATTCTGTCTGCTGGCAGATCAAACTTCTCAGATAACATTTGGATTATTGTGGTTTTAACTTCACTCATTAAAGTTTAAAATCTTTAAGTGTATCTTTGTCTACGTCTTGTTTAAGTCCGCCAATGATGTAACTCTCGACTTCGGTTTCCTGCGGGGCCACCTGTAAGCCTGCAGAACTCAACCAATGTTGTGTCCATGGTAAAGGATTTGCGTTTGCTGGACGATCAAACAGTGGATCAAAACCAATTGATTTGATTCTTTTGTTTGCAACAAATTCAACATACTGTCCTAATAGGTTTTCGTTTAGTCCAATGATTGTGCCTTCTTTCATTAAATGTTTTGCCCATTCTTTTTCTTCTTCAACACACAGTTGATACATTTTTACAACTTCATCTTTGCAAGACTCGGCAATTTTCTTCATCTCGCCATCATTGTTGTGCCAGTTCTTTATGATCTGTGTTGTAAGATTCAAGTGTGTTGCTTCATCTCTAGCAATGAAAGATATAATTTTTGCAGAACCTTCCATAAGTTTAAGTTCTCCAAATGCAAATGTACATGCAAAGGAGACATAGAATCGCAATCCTTCAAGTATGTTAACGTTTACCATTGCAAGATACAATTGTTTTTTTACTTCATCTATAGAGCCTTCGCCTTTAACAAAATAATCCTGTGCAACTTTAGAGAATCTATCATAGTTTTCAGTAACCGAAATGGCTCTTTTTACTATTTGTTCATCGTTTAATATAGTGTCAAACACTTCTGATGGATCAGAATACACATTCTTCATAATGTAAGTGTATGAACGTGAGTGAATTGTTTCCATAAAGTCCCAAGTAATAATACATCCTTCTAGTTCTGGTAAAGAACAATATGGAAGAAATGATAAACATGGACCTCTGCCTTGTACTGAATCCAACAGTGTTTGATATTTCAAGTTGGCAGTAAAGATGTGCTTTTGCTCAGGACGAAAGTTTTGATAGTCTGCTCTATCTTTTTGTAAAGAAATTTCTTCTGGACGCCAAAAATACCCTAGCATCCTTTGAGTAAGTTTGTCTATTTCTGGATATTTAAATGTGTCATATCTCTGTGTGTTTTGATCTTCACCAAAGAACATTGGTTGTTTTGTAAAGTCTACTTCGTTACGATTGAATACTGTTTTGCTCATGTTGTAGTTATATTAAACTATTACTTTTCTTTTGTCAATAAAATACTTTGTATGTAGTTAAGCCAATAATTTCTATCGTTAAGTAGTAGTTGATTTCTTAAAATCCTTAGTGGTAACATGTTTTTTACTCTATCAAGATCAATGCCGACCGACAGTCTTTCTAGTATTTTGAATATTTTTTCTAGTCTAGCATCATCATCAGGAATGTTATCATAACTTTGGTCTACAATGTCTTCAAACATATCTAGTCCCCACTTTTTTAGTAGAGACACTGTGCCTGGCGCTCCAACAATAATAGGAATAGTGCCATAAAATAAAGCAGATAAACTTTTTTCTGTTGCATGTGGAAACTTATGATCTGCGTAATCCGTCTCAGTTACAATGGTGTACAAACATTTACTGTATAGATGGTCAAGATTCTGGTTCTGATCAAATTCACCAGTTGACTGATCGATAAAAGTGGGTGTAGTAAACCCTGCGTCTGGGATTGCTTGTCTATAACTCCAAAGTGTTTTATCAATCATTTTAGTATCATGCAGTTTTTGAATTACTTTTTGTCTGTGTGGTTTGTGAAAGTTGTTCAAGCATAGAAAATGATACTCTGGTTTAGGACTCCATGTTGGTATTGTTCTACCAATATCACGCAACAGACACCAAAGATAGAAAGGCGCAACAATGTGTTTTATATTGTATTTTTCAAATAAACTTTCGTTGTAAGTGTTATCAAACACAACAGATTTATGTTTGATACCATGCTCTTCTAAATAGTTGTTCAGTTCTGTAAGTTCTTGTGGCTCGTGTATGTGTTCAAAAATTCTACATATAATAATCGAATCATGATTAGATGCTTCTTTTAATTTTTGCTGTAGTGTTTCAACACCGTGTTTGTTTAGTAAATCATCGTATTCAACAATAAAACTACTGTCGAACGGTGTATTAGCAATTAAAGGTATTAGATGTATGCCGCTATATTGCACATGCATCGCAATATTCTTCATATTCTGCATCGCTGGAAAATTCTTCTCTTGGTTTTTGTTCTTCTTCTGCTGATATAGTGTCGTCTATGCCTTGCGGTTGCACAGTTTCTTCTTCGCCTTTGAAATCGTAAGTGTTTTGATAGTAGGATGTTTTCCATCCTAGTTTGTATGTGTTAAGTAGATCTTTTAACATCACACTCATAGGCACTTCGTTGTTTTCGAACTGTGTAGGATTGTATGACCAGTTGCCTGATATAGATTGATCAAAAAACTTTTGCATCACTGATACTATATTAATGTATCCTTCGTTGCTTGGCATATCCCAAAGCAAAGTGTAATAGTTTTTAAGTGTTTGATACTGTGGCACCACTTGTTTTAGTGGTCCTTTTTTACTTTTCTTTATGGATAAATGAGCACGTGGAGGTTCAATTCCGTTAGTTGCGTTGCTTACAACAGAAGATGACTCTGATGGCATCTGTGCTGACAGTGTGGAATGTCTTAGACCGTGTGCTTTAATTTGTTTTCTAAGCCATTCCCAATCATATTGATATTCTACTTTTACAATTGAGTCTACTTCTTTTTTATAAGTGTCTATCGGCAGTATGCCATCTGAGTATTTTGTTCTATCAAAATAATCACATGCACCTTTTTCTTTTGCAAGATTATTTGATGCTTTTAACAGATAAAACTGAAATGCTTCTGTAAGTTTATGCGTAAGTTCCCATGCTTTAGGATCATTATATTTGACTTTGTTCTTTGCTAGATAATGTGCAAGACCAATATAGCCTATACCTAATGATCTTCTTGCTTTGGTTGATATTTCTGCTGCCTTCACAGGATAACCTTGGTAGTCAATGATTTGATCCAATGCTCTCACACTCAAATCACAGATAGTTTCTAATTCATCAAGGTCTTTTAATATGCCAACATTGACAGCACTTAAAATACAAAGAGCAATTTCGCCTTCTTCGTCATCTATCTTACTGATTGGTACTGTGGGTAAAGTAATTTCTTGACATAGATTAGACATACGCACAGCATCTTTGAAAGAAGAATGTGTGTTTGCATGGTCAATGTTCATTACATATATTCTGCCTGTTTCTGCACGTTCTTTGAGCAGTTGAGAAAACAGTTCCATTGCTCTGATTTTTTTCTTAGGTGTTTTTCTGTCGTTTTCGTATTTCAAATACAATTCTTCAAACTTGTCATTGTTGATACCAAACACATCATACATGTCTTTAACATCATGTGGTGAAAATAGAGTAATGTCTTCATCTTTTAACAGTCTTTCGTAAAATAATTTACATATTTGTATGGAGTAATCTAGTTTTCGCACACGATTATCTTCAGTGCCTTTGTTGTTTTTTAAAACAAGTATGTCTTCAATTTCTTGATGCCATATAGGAAAATGCACAGTTGCTGAGCCGCCACGTATACCGTTTTGTGTGCATGAACGCACTGTGGCTTCAAAAACTTTTAAGAAAGGAATAACACCTGTGTGTGCAACTTCGCCCCCTCTTATTTTAGAATTGATTCCTCTAATACGACCCAAGTTTAATCCTATTCCTGCTCTTTGTGCAATGTAATATCCTACAGCAGAATTAGAAGAAAAAATTGATGACAGTTTGTCATCTACATCAACTAACACGCAAGAAGCAAACTGTTTGATTGGAGTACGCACTCCTCCCATAACAGGAGTAGGAATGTTTATTTGGAATGTTGATATTGCATCATAATATTTTTTTATGTAGGACATTCTTGTTTCAGCAGGATAGTTTGCAAACAATGTTGTTGCAATCATCATGTACATGTGTTGTGGAGTTTCATACACTTGTCCTGTGCTTCTGTCTTGCACAAGATATTTGTCCACCACCTGTCTTAAACCTGCAAATGTAAATTCTAAATCTCTATCATGTCTGATCCATGTGTTTAATTTTTTTAATTCAGTTTCTGTATAGTTTTCAAGAATCTGTTTGTCATACACACCACGCTTTACATTTTGATCAATAACTTCTACAAAGTGTTTTGGTTGGAACTGTCCAAAAACTTCTTTGTACACATTCCATAACAACAGTCTCGCCGCCGCATACTGATAGTTGGGTGCTTCTAAACTTATTAGATCGTTTGCTGAACGTACTAAAACATTT